TAGACATATAAGGAATTGGGAAAGGAGCATCCTCATAGAGTTTTCTCCTCATAATCTGATACTCTACTTTGATTTTATCCAATGGAACATTAAATAATTCTGAATAGTATTTTTTGTATAGAACAATTTGGGCGTTTTTGTATTTATCAGCTTTAGCGTATTTGTTCCAACCCATTGTTGATGTTTTCAAATCAATAATGATGATTGAATTATCTGATAAATCTTTCATTACGATATCCACAAATCCGATGAAGTTTACACCTTCCTTTACTTTTGCGTTTAGGGGTAATTCAATACCTACCAATTCAAAACCAGTCTTTGTGTAAAACTTATCTAATTTCTTTTTAAACCATTCTAATATTCTTCTACCATCACCATAGAACTCTTCTAACTCCAACTGAGTACATACACTCCCTTCCGTCAACTTTTCGTTCTCTTTGATGTATTCTTTTCGCATCCATTCTAACAACAACTTATCGGTATCAATTTCCATAGCTTGTTTTTTCGAAACTCCATACATAACTGAAAGGAAATGTTGTATGGTTTCGTGGATAGCCGTTCCAAAGATTGTATAAATGTTAGCAGATGATTCACCCAACTTATCTATGTACCTCAGTTTATATGCACGAGGACAAGATGAATATAGTTGATATTGTGAAAAACTTACTTTTGCCATAAACTTCTATTTGTTATACAAATATACGAAAAAAGTTTGGGATTTCCAAACTTTTCTCAATTATATTTTTAATTTTAATTTCTTAATTATCTTTGGGTCAGTTCCATAATCCTCTGATAATTGTTTGATTCTTTCCTTACCAGTTCTACTAGCATATAGAATCTTTAAGTAATCTTCTGCTTCTAACTTTGAGGTTTCATAATGTTTAGCTACCAACTCTACTAACCAACCTTCGTATTTATCGGCAGTTTTAGCTTTCATATACTTCATAAAGTGCCTACCCTTTGGAAGTAAATCAATCATAGCCAAATACATTGCTTTAGGAGGAACTTCCTGTAAATATGGTTGAACTGCTGCAATGGTTTCTACCCACTCATATTTCATAGATAGAAAACGAAGTACCATATAGTTAGAAAATGTTTTCTTATCAGCTTCCTCTAACTTATCCCAATACTTAGGGTCTTGCTCATTGGTAATTGCTTTTATGTGGTCAAACAACGATTTAGGCATTCTCCTCAGAATTTCTTTTGTCAATTTCGTTTAATACTTTCATTTGTTCTGGTAGTAATTCTTCACAAATCTCACCACAATTACCACATAACATTACTTCAATTGGTACAACTACATCTTGCGGAGTACCAGTGATTAGTTTTGAGATTTTTCTAAATTTAGCACCATCTACAAATACATCATATCCACAATGAGCACAAACAACGGGAGTTGATTTACCTAAATCAATCTTTGGTGATTGTTGTGTACTTTGTTCTGATGCTTTTTGTGGTTTACTACCACCTTTACCAATTATATTTGCCATTATATTAAGTTTAAAATTTCAATCAAAGTTGCTGCCATTGGTATCTCTTTATCAATAGCGTTGAAGTGTTTATTCTGTCCTTCAGAAAGAGCGATGATTACATTCGCTGTGTTTTGTGGAGCGTACTCATCTACCTTTTCATATAAGAGAGTAAATAATTCTGAGAAATCAGTTACTCTACTATCAATGATAGTTTGTCTCATATTCACATATTTGTTTCTCTTATCATCCGAAGATTTTAGGATATCCAAAACTTTCATTTTGTAATCATTCTCTAAAAGGTTTTGTGTATCTACTTTCAACACACCTTTGATTGAGTTCAACTGACAAGTGTTGATAATCTTTCTAATATCGGGATATCCAGCATCAATAATTGGAACTAAATCTTTTGGTTCAAAATTTACTTCTTCATTTTTAAGAATCTTTGAGATTTGAACTGCTACATCCTTTTTAGTAGGAGGAATGATTTGGAATGTTTGACATCTACTTTGAATAGGGTCAATAACTTTCTCAACATAATTACAAGTCAAAATGAATCTACAATGTTGTGAAAATGTTTCCATCAAATTACGAAGGATTGCCTGTGCGTTCTGAGACATATAATCAAACTCATCTAAGATAATGATTTTGTACTTTTTGAATCCCATCGATGATGCGAATCCTTTTACTTTATTTCTTACAGTTTCCACATTGTTCTCATCAGATGCGTTGATTACCATATAATCACAATCTAATGATTTTACAATCAATTTGGCAAGAGTTGTCTTACCAGTACCAGCTCTACCATAAAGAAGTAAGTGAGGTACATCACCTGTTTCTAAATAACCACTTACTTTTTCTTTTAAGTGTTCATTACCCACATAATTTTCTAAAGTAGTTGGGCGATATGATTCTACCCAAAGTGAGTTATCTACTTGTTCATTATTAGTTTCTTCAAAAAATCCCATAATTTATATTTTATCTACCTACTTCTTTTAATCTTTCTGATTTGAAGGTTTCCCAATCTTTACCAATACCATCGATATAGAATAAATCTTCAGGTTTTAATCTACCTTCATCATGCAACTTAGAATATCGTTTGATTGCTTGTCTTTTCCACCAATTGTTGATGTAATCTACACCATCTTCAAACTTTTTCTTCATAACAAGTTTCGATTCTTCAATTTCTGAACGGAGGAACTCAGGTCCGTTTTCGTACATCATAGCAAGATATACACCTCTTTTAAATCCGTGATGATAATCAGATGCTTTGATACCACATTCTCTTAGAATCTGAGAAAGAATCTTTTGTTTGATACCACTTACAGGTCCACTAGCACCTTCACCAGTTCCCATATTAGCACCATTTCGGATTCTTTCATTAGTGATTGCAGATTGATACCATTCAGCACGATTCTCTTTTAACCATTGATGCCAAGGGTCATAAAACTCATCATCGGGTTTGATTGCAATCTTACCAGCAGATTCACCCAAAGTTTTAAAATGCGGAATACCATTATATTGTGAATGAATTCCATAAAGGGAAGTTGTACCCACACCTATCAATGTTTGCCCATACTTTTCTTTCCAATAATTTCTAACTTCTGGAACTGTAGTCATCATTGCGGTGAGTTTACCACCTAAAAAGTTGTAACCTAAAGGTTGGGTACAAACGATGGTGGAAGCGATAGTTGTGTAGTTCAACTTTCCCTTTTTGAATTTATCTTCTTTAGTCCATCCGATGTAATCATCTCTTACTTTCATAGAAGTAACATCTGAGGCTAGTGATACCAAACCTAACAATTTACCACTCTTCTTATCTTTGATAAACAATTTCACATTTCGACCAGGATTAGCTGTCCAACTCATAGTGTGAATCATCTTTCTAAGATAAGTCCACTTTGTAGCTTCAGCTGAATCCTCTACAATTTCAACATAAGGTTCTAACTCTTCAATTTCTTTGATGGTTAGTTCTTTATTGTTGATATCAGTTGGTTTCCATTGAGTATCATAAAGAGTAGCGATTTGGGATTTATCTCTAAGCATTGAAGATTCTTGCAACTCTACCCACTTTTTGTATAGAGTTTGTTCTTCAACACTCATTGTCATTAGATAATCCATATTCTCTTTGAGTTTTCTTTTTTCCTCCTCAAAGATGAATTCTGGCTTTGCTGGTTCAGTATCCCAAAAACTCATAATTACTTAATTTCTACGAGATAGTAATTGCTGGTATAATCTCCATCAACAAAGTTTAGATGTGCCAAACCTTGTGATGAAATCTTCAATGAAGAAGAATTTGAACCTTTATTAGCCAATAGGATAGCTTTTAGATATTTCGCAGAGAATGCGATTGGTTCAACATCACCATCACAAGTACAATCAACTGAGATAGAAATTCTATTTGAATTGATTGAAGAATAACCTAAGATAATCTCTCCATTGTTATTTTTACAAGTGAATGTGAAAGTATCAGCATCTGCTAATGCTCCCTTAGATTTGATAAATTTGTTTACGAACTCATCGTTTAGTGTTACTTCTACATTGAAGGGAGGAAGTGCTTTTAAATCAGGTACCGCTGGGATAACTGATGGTGCTGCTAACATATACTGCATCTTTGTTCCCTTATCAGAGAACTTTAGTGCTCCAGTTACTTCTTCTACTTCAATAGTGTTATCTAACACACTCAATAACCCTTTCAACTGAGATGTAGTATAAATACCAAATTCCCCATTTGGGAAATCAGTATTAGCTGAAGTTACATCCCCTAAAAGAGTTTTGTCATCAGAAATCATTCTAACTGAAAGGTCAGAACCTTCTGATTTTACCATTACTGATTCAACCTCTCCACCGAGATTGTATCGATTGATGAAACCATCGAATTTTACTTTTTCCATAATTTACTTTTAAGATTTATTTTTAAGTGTTACAAATATACGAATAATTTTTTAATTATCCAAATTAAAATGAGAAAAATTTCTCAGCTGTTTTTGTTGAGGATAAAACTTCTCCCCAATCTAATGCTCCGTAGAAATCTTCTAATTTTTTTAGAAGTTCTCTTTCGAAGATTTTATCGTGATTGATATAAGTGTTAATCAGTTCCATAATCTGAGGTGGGTCATTGTAACCATTCATAGCTACACCATCCAACCCATATGGATTTTGTTTTAGATAAACCCACTTAATCTTATCACCATCCTTTAGGGGTTCGTATTGATTTTCCA